CAGCTTCTGCAAAATATAAATTACCTTTATAACCAAAATCTACGCCAAACATTTGTAAATGTCCTATTTTGTTGTATAAAGCAAAGGCTATTGCATAAGCAACGGTATTATTAAGATAATGACATCCCCATTCTTTCAACACTTCATCAATTGGATATTCAACTAAACCAGGACATCTTTCGTCTAGTTCACATGTATATATAGGTCCTTGATGTTTTTTTAATACTTTAGCCATACTATTAGTTTGGCCTCCTGCATCATCTGTATCTAAAAACCTAGATGGTGGATCCATCATAAAGACTCTATCATGGTATATAACGTCAGAAACTGCGTTAATTGCCCATACTTCATCAAATTGTGCGCCATGTGATTTTGCCATGCAGTAGTCAAACCAACTTCTGCCCATGCCAACAATGGCTACATTTTTCCCTTCAAGTTCCTTGATTGGATTCATACCTATCTCCTTTTGTTAAGTTAACTTACTTGCGAGCGGAGTGAGTCATATCGGTATTCATCTCGTCTACCTCTTGCCTCGGCTCGTTCTTTTATTCTTGCTATTTCCTGCGCGAATCTATTTTCATAATTTGCTAATAAATCTGGCTCACCTTTCATAAAAGTATGGCCTTCAATTAAAGATGCGTATAGTAAAGCATCTCTAGCATTAACAGATAACCAGGTCCCTGATGTATCTGAAACTAAACTTGTTGGTTTGTATAAGTAGTGTAATTCTACTGTGTAGTTTGCATCTGGTACTGGAGCTAGTGCTATTGTTGAACCAGAGCTAGAGGATGTTGAATATGCTTTATCATAGTCTGCATAATACTTTGGCAATCCTCTTAAGGAAACATCACTTAAATCTGGAGTGTACTCCTGCATAAAACTTGGATGTTTTTTTAATAAAAAATGATAATCGTTTGTTGTTGAATCTATAACTGCTAACGAAAAAGTAAGAAGAAAATCATTTGGAGCTGTTAGGAATCTATTTCCTGCTGTTACTGTACCTTGAACATTTTTACGAAACACATCTTCTTGAACTAAGTTAAATATTCTATCTTCTGCATTTTTTACAAAATCAGCTATTGTTGAAACAAAAGTGGATTCATCATTGTTAAGATAGTTCTGAATTAATGTGCTTAGTTCTGAATAAGTCATACTGTAATTGTAACCTCTCCTAAAGATGCTGTCATTCTATAACCAGGTATAGGACTACCAATTATATTATCATTATTACTTAATATGTAGCCCTCACCAACTTCTACATCATTATTTGGTCTAGGCTCGTATAAAGCTTCTGGATCTGATATGGCTGGTTTAGGTTCTAGTTGAGGGTGTTTAGTTTCAAAACAATCTGGACAAGTTTTTAAATTATTCCATTCTTTTTTAAGATCTAATAATTTATATTCAAAACCACATCTATCACATAAAGCTCTGGCAAATTTTGCTGAAGCATAAGCCATTAACTGATATAAGGCCTAATTCTAAATGAAGCCCTATCCTCGTCTGTTGATGAAGCTCTTTCAAATTCTTCTTCATACATTTGTTTTAACATACCTGACTTTTCTGGAGCTTTCTTTACTGATATGTAATAAGCTAAACCAGCTGCAAAGCAAGGATAGAATCTAAAAGGCATATCCATAGTATTAATAGCCGTATCCGCATCATCCATTCTTACTAATTTATTAAACACTAATACATCTGTAGAGTTTTCTGGAGCTGGCCATATTTTTAAAACTGGTGCATTTTGTTTGTCTAAGAAAAACTGGCTAGGTCTTCCTGTTGTTGCTTTAACTGGAATATTAAGATATTCACTACGACTTAATCTTCTCATAGATAGATCAGTTGTTACGCTGCCCTCAGTTCTTCTAAGGTTACAATCTAATATATCTATTACGTTGGAGTTTAAAGTGTAAGTTAAGGTGTCTTTAGTAACAGTTTGAGTAGCTTCTTCTATAGTCCATTGATTTAAACCTCTATTAGCCCATTCAGCTAACATAAGGTTAATAGATCTTTTTGCGCTTACCAAATCATAACCAGTACGTAATTCAAGGCCACACCTTTCAAAAGCTTCTTCAACAAACTCAGTTACGTTTGGTTCAAAATTTGTACTACTTGATGTTGCCATAATTAATCTTCCTCTGGAGCATATAGGTTATCAAAAACCTGGTTTACATCTAAAGTATAATCTAAATCAGACTTGCTGTAATGAATATGTTGAGAAGGTTTAAAATCTGGAGCGCCCTTTCCTAGCTCAAACTGAGCAGGTCTTGTTACTCTTACTCTGTTATTTGGTAGAGCCACTATATTTCCTGTCCATTTTCCTGCGTCTAATAATTCAAGAACATGATTTTGTTTATGTTGAGCAGGATCATCAGATGTATCAGATTCTGTATAATCCACAGTAAAATAATATTTTGCAGGATAAAATTTTCCATCAATTTTAGCCATCCAGGGACAAGGTGAACAATTTTCTAATACATATATACTATGTGTGCGAGATGCACAGTCCCAGGGTTGAGCTGCCCAAACTTCCATAGGTTCAGCCCACTCTTCAAAAGGAGTATCCCCAACAAGAGCTGTTATAGGCATTCTTGCCCACATAGCCCCACCATGAACATTAGGTTCATCTGTATCGTAAGTTTCTGCACCAGTAAAAATTACTTGGAATGATAGACAGCGTTTTTGAATTGTTGTAACGCCAATAACCATAGCGTGTAAAAACTCACCATGATATTTTTCGTGATTATGTGTATATTCTTTTCTTACCCAACACTTGAAATAAGGAATGCTGCTTTGTAAATAAGCCATTTTAAGAACCTTTTACTTTTCCGCCTCTTTTATATCCTTTGGTTTTCATAACTCCACCTGTTGCCATGCCTTTAGGTTTTGCAACTCCACCAGTAGCGTATCCCTTAGTTTTCATAACTCCGCCACCCTTCATACCTTTTCTTTTTTTTCCGCCTGTGGCGTAGCTTTTAGTTCTTTTATACATTTTATTCTCCTAACTCATTGTAGTTATTTTTCTACGGTTGTTCATAACTTTACCACAGCCTTTAGCTATAAAACCACCGTTTTTCTTTTTGACTCTATCATCCTTCCAGCTAATTGCCTTTGGTCCCTTTTTTTTATTTTTATTATCATTGCATTGAGCTAAAGTTGGTCTGCAAGCTGGATATTTTTTTCTTTTTTCGCCTTTTTTTCTACCGCAAGGACCTTTTGTATTGCAGTCAATCCAGCCTTTACCATCATTTTTGTTGTACCAATCTCTTAAAGTTTCTTCAGCCATTATCCTAATTTAGTTTGTTTNCGTTTGCCTGGAAGCATNTTGNTAAANCCTNTAGCGTTAACAAANGTTACTTCGCCTCCGCAAGCTTTCTTAACTTTGCTTTTATTGCCCCAGTTAGCTGCACCAACTTTTCTACATTTAACCAAAGCTCCGCTTGCATACGCAGATGGCCAAACATCATATCTGGCCTTTACTTTATGGTAACAAGCGTCTTTTGATTTAGCCATTTAACAATCCCAGTCTCTTCTAGCCCAGTAGTTAGCACTACATCGATCACTTTTTATTCCGCTACTTCTAGCGCAATATGATTTTTTTCTTGATGCGGTATCTTTGTGCATACCCATTTTTGCATCGCCAAAGGTAATTCTTTTAACTCTACTGCTTTCGCTACTACAGTTTTTAACAAAAACTTCTTTTCGTTTTTTACCATATCCAGGACTACCTTTTGAAATAGCCCTGGGTTTGTTAAGAGTTACTGTTTTACCTTTGTATTCAGCCATTATAAAAATTAATCAAAATCTTTATAAAGGGTAAGAACTATTACATAAGAATCGCCGTTAGTATGTCCAGTAGTAGTCAGCATAATATCGCCAGTTTTTCCACTACCTGCTGTATTTCTAATACCTCCAAAATCTGTAAAATCTTCATCTGTTGTATAGTCTGCGTTTAAATCCCAACAGATTGTATCTGTAGTTGCATCCCATAAAAGTTTTACACTCATCCCAAAAGTAGAATATACAATTCTTGCTAAACGTACGCCCGTACATGCTTGGCCTGTAGAGCTATCACTTAAAGCGCTAACATCTATCTTTTTAACTGCTGCTTCGCCTGTACCATCTGATGTGCTTGTCAACTGAATAATAGCGACTCTATCGCTATCCATTAATGTTGTTGAGGTTACTGCGTCTGCCATATTAAGCTCCTACTTACGCGTCAGCGAATGCAGTTACTAAAGTTCCTGAACCTAACATAATGCCTTCTACAGCATATTTAGCAGTAGCCATAGCTGTACATTTTACAATACTACCTGCTAATCCACCTTTAGTTGATCCATTCATTGTAATAACATCGTTAGATGCACCTGAGATAAAAGTTTTACCTGTTGCATTGTTAACACCAGTATATAAACCGCCTACAAATTTATCAGTACCGTCAGTTAAAATATCCATATCTGTTGCTGCTGTAACTACTACAAAAGTAAATGTAGCACCTAAGTTATTGGTTTGATTTGGATCGTCATTACTTCCTGGAGCAGTTGATACAATTGAAGGTAAAGTAAATTTACCGTCTGCGTCGTTACATACAAGAACTTTACCTGCATGGTCTGCTACTGTAAGAGTAGTGTCTGCAGTTAAACTAACTACGTTAGCGTTACCTGCTGAAATAAATCCTGCTAGTGACTGGATAGGACCAGAGAATGTTGATTTTGCCATAATTTCCTCCTGGGAAATAAGTTCTACCGTCTTGGCTTGTCTGCTAGGTCAGTCTGTAGAACAAGTTAATAAATCCTAGTTCTTTGATTGTATATTAGTTTTAATCAAAAAAAAAGGGAGCCGAAACTCCCTTTAGACAATCAATTAAGATTATGCTCCTTGAGATGCGAACACAGCTCTCCAGTTGGAGTAACCGAAGGAATATCTTTCTCTAGCTTTGTAACGCATGTTACCAGTATCGAAATCACCTTCTAGTGATGTTTGCATAGGGCTTCTCTCAAAATGTTTGAATCCATCAGGACAATCTGTCTTTAGGAACCAAGCATCAGTATCTGTTAGATAGTTATTAACAACATATCCTTCAGGTACCATACCCATATTTTTAATAGCATTAATGTCATTGTCAGAAGTACCAACTCTACCAGGAGTTTGTAATAATCTGTCAGCAACAAATTGTAATGCTGGTGGAACAATAAGCTTTCTGCCTTGTAGAGCAATTGTCAAATTTCTATCATCAACTAAAGTTGAGATATTAATAAGAGCATCTTCTAATGAAGTCTCATTTAAGTCAGCATAAGCTGTTGGTCTGTTACTTGCAGTACCACCGCCACCTAGAGGGTGAGAGTTTGATACTAAAGCAACACCGTCGCCACCAGTAAAGCTACTACTAAAAGCGTTATTAAGAACAGAAGCTGCCTTAATTTGCTTTGTATTTGCCATAGATCTAGCTAAAGCTTTTGTATATCTTGAGCCAAGTCTATCGTATAAGTTATCTTCAACCGCTTCTTCAGTTAGAGAGAAAGCTAAAGCAACTGTTTCGTGAGCATAACGTGCAGTAAAGCCTTCAGTAGCATTGTCATATTCGACAGCGTTACCTTCGCCTTTTACTGATGCGTTACCAAATCCCACAATCATTACTTCTTCTTCAAAAGCTCTGTCTGATGACTCAGTTTCAAATATTTCAGTATGTTGATTATCATACCTAGCATATTCCATTCCGAACAAGGCGTTTAATCCTGGTTCTAATTCTTTCGCTAATTGCGCTCTATTTATAGCCATTATTATACTCCCGCAGCAGTTCTGTTAAAATGCTCGGCAATTCTGACGATAAAGTTAACATTGGTTGATAAAGACCCAGTTCCTAACGCATTGTTAGAAGGATCGTTTGATATACCCATGATTCTCAGTTGAGCTGTACCAGTAGCCATAGTGCCACTAATTTTAACTCCTGAAACGCCTGATATTGTAGAACCTGCAGCATAAACAATATCGCCATTCAAACCAACGTCGGTTTGAGTAACGCTACCTGTAGCAGCTGATTGTACTTCAAATAAAGCATCTGGGTCGTCGACAACGGCTGCTTTGCAG